GCCTGCTCCAGACTTTGTAGGTCTGTAGTTCTTTTTGTTTCTAGATATTGGGTTTTCTCTTTTTCTCACACCAAACCTCCGACACTCATAGATTTTCTTTTCTTAGCAAATGTTGGAACGTTGGTTGGTTTACCGCCTGGGTTACCCGCTGCTCTTTTTCGTCTGACAGCACTCGCCTTTTGCGACGCGCTCATCCGTGTGGCTTTTGCAAGTGGGACACACTTCGGGTACTTTCTTTTTGAAGAGCTCGCAGATTTTCTTCCACAAGGTTGATATTTGCCATCTTTTTTTGGCGCTCCAATGTCTACCCATTTCTGATCTACCCATTTTTTTAAGTCACCCATTAGTATACTTTTGTTTTTTTAGATCTCCCTGACATGATCTTACCACAACCTCTAGCAATAAATCCACCGTCTTTAGCAGATGCTCTCACTTTACCTTTACAAACTTTGGATGCGTACATGTTAGCGTAAGCTGACGGATATACCTTGAACTTACGTTTAGCGGCAGCCTTACCTCTTGGACAAAGCTTAGCCATGTTAGAAACCTTTAGTAGCTAATTTAGGGATTCCTCTGATTAAGCCACCTTTTCTAGCAGAGACTCCATCGAAACCTTTGTATTCTCTTCTAACAGCTTTTTTAATTTTCTTAGAAGTTTTTCCAGATAACTCAGGTTTAGAAATATTAATTTTCATTTTTAAACCTTTACCTTCAATTAAAGGTTTTTTCTTTTTCTCACCTTTAAGTAGCGTAGTGTATTTTTTACCTTTGTGAGTAAAAGTATCTTTACCCATTTTTCTAGCTAGTTTAA